AAGGAAGGCACATCAGGATGCGCGATTTCGATGGCCTGGGATGGCAAGCTGGCCGCGCCAGAAGCAAAAGTGTGGATGAAGTTCGGGTTGGTGCCCGTGGTGGTCGGCGCGCCAAATAGCATGCGCAGCCAGTGGCCGATATTGATCACGTCAATCGGCACCACGGCACTTCCCTGAACCGTCACGATATCCTGGAACGGCGCGGCGGCGTCGCGATTATTGCCCGCGGCGAGCACATCAGACTGGATCAGGGGCTGTTCCGCGCTCAGGTCAATAGACATGAACGGCATGCGCAGCCAGTTGCCACCTGGCGCGGTGCCATAGGTGGCTTCTTTGATCATGTGAATGCGCCCATTGGCGCCAATGGCACGCGGCATGGCAGAATCCTTCCGGTCAGGAAAGCGGCGTTGCAGCCGCGGTGAATTGCAGGGTTACGGAAAAGCGCGCGGCACGGAGCGCGGCTGCGCCTTCAAATTCAATATCTTCCAGATCAGCGGCGCCGACCTCGGCAAATTCCACCGCACCGCCCAGCGTGCGGTTGGCGGACACGCCAGCGGACAAAGCGACCAGCAAAGCATCAATCGCCGCGGCGCGGGCGGCGGCAGTATTGCCGGCCACCACCACTTCCACTTCGGCGGCATGTTCGATGTGGTAGCGCAGCGGTGACATGATGGCTTCAGAAACCACCACTTCCCCATCCCGCACCACCACCAGGCCACCAGCGGGCAGGCTTTGCGGGTAGGGTTCATTGCGCAGCACCACGGGCTTGGGCGCGGGCCGGGCGGCAGCGGATGCGGTAATCTGCGCCACCAGCGCGGCAATCGCCGTTTCACGTGCGGACATTTGCGCGGACCTCCCTATCCCATTCCGCGACGAAGCGGCCCGGGATGCGCGCGGCGGCTTGTTCGGCGGGCTTGCGAATATCCAGGCGCTTGGGCAGTTTCACGGCGGGCGTCAGGATGAACATAGGCACCATACCCTGCGCCAGCAGGCCGCGCGCCCAGGCTTCACGCCCTTTGCGGTTGCCAGTGCCCACTTCCGCCACACCACCAGCCATCAGCCGCGTGCGGCGCTTTTTGCCGGTCTGCTCACCCTTCTTCAGGGGCAGGCACCAGACAAAGCCCTTGCCGGATTTGAAAGGCCGCATGAAGGCTTGCTTGCTGGCCACCATTTGCGCCGGCGTCACGCGCATGCCGCCATTGCCCCGACCACGGCGCCCGCCATCCGCATTGAAGCCAGTGGGGATCGCCAAATACTTCTTTCCACCCTTGGGCCGGATCATGGCGCCTTTTTCGAAGGCATCCACAATGGCCGGCACCTTGGACCAAACCAGCCCCGCCGCGCCCAGGCTTGGCCTACGCGGGAAGGTGCGGGCGCGCCAGGCATTGCCAAGGCCGCGCCCTTTGGGGCCGAAAGCGGCGCTGATCTGGCCACGCAAATCAAGCTGCAGCCGCCGGGTTTCTTCACCCATCACGCGGGAAGCCGAGCGCGCGCCGCCTTCCGCTTCCAGCTTCATGTATTCCGCGATATTGCCCTTGACCTGCGCCACAAACTTCATCGGCGGCACATCACCTGCCAGGCGGTTTGCGTCACATCGCGCATGGGCTGGGAAACCACAGTCAGTTCTGCCCCATCCGCCAAGATGAAGACATCACCAATGGCCACATCAGGCAGGTCAGCCACGGCCACGGAAAGCACATCAGTCGCCTGCACAATGCCGGTGCCGAAGGCTTGTTCCGTCGCGTCTGGCGCATCACGCGCCACGCGCAGGGCCAAGGCTGGGCCCTGCCCCTGCGCGTAATAGGAAGCGGCTTCCGCCAAATCTGGATCAGCCAGGATTGTGGCGAAAGCATCATCCCAGGCGGACATGATCAGGTACGCTTGGCCAGGGCAACAACGCCCACATCATAGGAAGCGCTGGCGCCGCTGACGGTAATGGAAAGCCGCACAAATTCACGACACGCGCCAACATTGAACGCCAATCGCTGCGAAGACGGGCCAGCGGTAACGGAAGCGAAGGCAGCGCCGGCAATATCCGCCCAACCAGTCGAACCATCAGCGCTATCCTGCAGCTTCACGGCCAAGGTACCGGCCGTGTTTGCGAGAGCCATCAGAATTGCCGTGGCGATCCCCACATAAGTCCGCACATCCACTGCGGTTGTAAATGCCTCAGCACCCGTCAAGCGGGTGGCGATGGCATCCAGAATCAGCATGTCACACGAACCATTCGGGTCCTGAAGCGCGGTCATTAGCTTTCGCCTTCCACATGATCAGGCGCGCGTTCGGCCTTGAGCGCACTGGTCAGGATGCGCGCGAAAGCTTCCGGCACGATCATGATCTTGCCCACTTCGTTAACTTCACCCCAAGCGGAAAACTGACGAAGAACGCGCACCCGCACGCCATCCGGCAGGACCGCGGCTTCGGCGGCGGGGGAAGAAGCCCCCGCCACCAGCGCCGCGGCCTTATCGGCCTTGGGCATCAGGTGATCGCCGTGGAGTAGCTGAAGGCAGCCGCGTAGCGGACGCCGATGTCCACAGTATAGAAGGCGCGCACGCCGGAAATGCCCGCCGCGAAGTTCGCGTATGGGTTCACATCCAATTCCAACGCACCCCATTCACCAATCACAAGCTGGCTGAAATCACCAAACAGCATGCGGCTGGCGGCGATCTGGGTGGAAGACATGGCGGGGAAGCCAGCCACACGCCCATCCATCAAGCCACCTTCCCAAAGCGGGGTATCCGTATTGGTAAAGCGCGAGCGGCCAGCCAACACCGCAGCCACCGCAGGGGTGGTGACGTATCCCGCGGTGCCGGGGTTCACCAAAGCATTCGCCGACAGCACATCGGTCTGGAATTCCAGCACGCCAGAATAGGCCAGGGTGGTGCCGGTGACAGAACCGATACCGGCCGTGCCAACAATGCCAAGCGGCTGGCCGCTGGCGCCGGAACCATTGATCGCCGCGTTATCCACGGCCAACGCCACCACCGCCGCCAGATCATTCATCACAATCTGTTCAGCAGAAGGCGAAGACTGCAGCATCAACTGACGGCTGACTTCGGTATAGGCCGCCACATTCTTCGGGCTGAGCGCCATCTGACCGAAAGTCTGGTCGCTTTCGCCAGCCGGTGTGGTTTCGTTTGCCAACCAGGCCGCCGTGGCAGCGCCGGTCTGCGTCGGCACGGTCACGTTGCCGACAAGGCCGGTCATCCGCGTGGCACCCATCCGCATCGCCACACTGCGCGCGCGCAGAATTTCGATGAAGGACATGTTTTCAGTTGCCACCAAGCGGCCACCGGCGGAAGCCGTCACGGCAGAAAGATCGCGCTGCTGAATATCAAGCGGCACGAAGAAGCTGCGCTTGCCTTGCTTGGTGCCAAAGCGCTTGGAAAGTTCCTTATGCGCTTCAAATTCCAGGCCCGCATCAGACCAATCATTTTCACGCGCGGCATTCAAGGCGCGGAACAGGCTATAGCGCTCCACTTCCTTACGCGTCATGTCCAGCATGGCAGGCGCCACGCCAAGCGGCTTGGCTTCGCCCTGGCGCGCCAGAAGCACCTTGCCACGGAAGACTTGCAGGCTTTCGCCATTCAGCACCGCGTCAACGCCCTGTTCGCGCACATTGGCCAGCGTGGCCAAGTCCATGATTTCCTTCTGGCGGCGGGCTTCAGCCGCGCTGTCATCAGCCCGCGCGGCGGGCTGTTCCTTTACTTCCGGGTCCATGCCGGTCTCCTGCTTTTTGGGTTGCGGTTCAACAGAAGCCGGCGATTCACGCCCCACACCGACTGTCATATCAGCGGGGATTGACACCAGGCTCACTTCCAGCGGACGCCAGCGCACCGCGCGATAAGTCTGCGGCTCCCCTTTCTTCGCGGGTTCTTCGCGAATATCCAGAAGCTCATAACCAACCGACACATTGGTGCGGATGCCATCCGCCACATCGCGCATCACTTCTTCGGCCAGCGCACTTCTTCCGAAGCGCACCAAAGCCCGGGCTTTCCGGTCTTCGCCAAGCGTGACGCCTTCCACCACACCCACCACCTGGCGGGCATCGTGATCCAACAGCAGCGGCGCAGTGCCGCCACCAATCCAGCCACGCTCCATCTCGTTTTCCGCGTGGCCAAGAATTTCAATGCCCCAGGAACGTTCCACCGGCGCTTCAGATGAAAACGCCAGTTCGATGCTGCGCGTTTCTTCGTTCAGCGTGGTGCGCTCAAAGATCGCAGCACGCGATGCGCGGCGTTCCGCGCCCTTGGGGAATTTCATGGCTCAATCATCCTCATCAGCTGCATCGGGTTCGGCGGGCGGGGCTGGCGGCGGGCTGGCGGGCTGGATCAGGTCACCCATCAGCGCCTTTTCAGCCTGCAATTCGGCCACCGTTTCAGCGAAATCTCCGCCCTGTGCCGCCACAGTCGCGGTGCGGCTGGCGATGCCCAGGCCCACGGCTTTTTCCACCGCGGCCACTTCCTTGAGCGGGTCCACCCATTGCCAGCCCCGTGGCACAAAGCGCGGCGCGTCGAACTTCCACATCTTACCGGCCGGCAGGCCAATCGCGCCCGTGATCAGCGCTTCGCGCAGCCAGGCGGTGAAGATCGGCTCACATAACCCGCTGATCATCCAGTGTTGCAGCGTGCGGTATTCGTCGCGATCTTCCAGCGCGGTGTGACGCAGGCCGGAATAATTCATGTTGTCCGCGTCATTCGCGAAAGCATTGTAGGAAACGCCCGCACCGGCCGCGATTGGGCGGAGCATGGCGGCCACAAAATCCTTAAACGCCGCATTGGGATGCTGCGGATCAAACTGCTGGAAATCCACCCCTTTGGGCAGCAATTCAAAGGTGCCTGCGCTGGCTTCCTGCACCAGCGTACCATCACCTTCCAGGTCGCCATCCGGTTCCGCATCTGCATCAATGCGATAGAAGCCCATCTTGGCGGCGGCCACGCGCGCGGCGGTCAATTCCGCTTCGCCGTAGCCATCCAGCATCGCCAGCGCGCGAATCCCGTTGCTGATCCAGGGCACACCCCTGATCTGTTGCGGCCATTCCGGCAGAAACAGGTGGATCATGTCTTCCGCCAGCACGCGCACGGTCTGGCGCAGCGGCACACTCAGCGCCGCCGGGTCATCATTTGGCACGTGGCTGCGCATCCAATACGCGGCTGGGCGGCCCATGGGCGTCAATTCCACCCCAGCGCGCACCACATTCCCCTTCGCGGTGCCTTCCGGGCGCCCGTTTCGGTCAGTTTCAATCTGGGAAGGGTCCAGCATTTCCATCTGCAAGCCGTATTCGCCAGCGCGGTGCAGGCGCAGCAGCGCTTCACCATCCCGCGCCACCGCCAGCATCACCAGGCCGCACATGTCCACCCAGGAATGGCGCCCGGTCACATCACAGTTGCCGCGGCGGGACCACCGCGCAAAGCCCGCCTCAATGCGATCATTGGCGTTTTTATCG